GGTTATAAATCACCAAAGGTATCAAAAACCTCAAAACTTTTGAGTTTTACCATCAAAACCGCTAAAAGTCTACCTAAACAATTCTATATTTTTGACTTTAAAAGTAGAGATATATTGTTTGGCCCAAACTCATACAGTGAATGCAACAAAGAAAGGGCAGCAGACCATAGTCATAACGTTCCGTATGATGAAAAAAAATATCCCCCTTTCTTAGGTGTATACAACCCAGACAAAAAGAAAAAAATAGGTGACAAAATGACAGACGCAGATTTGAGAAATTTTAAAGATAAAGGTGTTTATGCGAAGTTTTTTACGGGGTAATAAAAAGGTCTAATAAGATAATAATATGAAAAATTTAATAATGATATTTACACTCGCATTTACCCTTATGGGGTGTGAAGCATTTGAGCAGTGGAACACAGTAGACAAACCAGAAAACACCTCAACAACAGTTGTTGATTCTCTCAGAGAACAAAAAGAACAAACAGAAGAAATTGATGGTGCTTCATCCGCAATAGGTGAAGATCTGAACACTATTGATGGTCAAGCAAATTCTATCTTAGATGATGTTGCTATCATCACAGAAGAACGTAACTACAACATAGACCCAAGAGTTGATTCTATTGAAGATTCTGCAGAATCGATCAAAGAATCTGTAGATGAAGCACAAAAAGAAAACATCCGTATCGATGAAGCACTAGAGGATTTAGAATCCGCTAATGCTAGGGTGGCAGCAGCCGTTGGTGAAATAGAACAACTGGAAGACTTAGTTAAAGAATATGAACAGTCTGACAGGGAAATCCGCAAAGAAGCAATTGAAGCGATGCATGAAAACATCACCTTGTTCTTTACCTTAGGGTTCGGTATGCTCGTTGCAGGTGCTTTTATAGCATTTTGGGTGAACGGTCGTCTTGGTGCTGTATTACTTGCTGTGGGTGTTATAACCGTAGGATTCGCAACCGCATCACAATATTATATGGAAGAGATTGCAACCGCAGGGTTGTATGTAATGGTTGGTGGGTTTGTCCTGACGATGATAGTCATTGCGTTTATGCTATTGAATGGTAAACACAACGAGAAAGCACTTAATGAGATTGTTGAGTTGATTGAGGAAATGAAAGAACATCTTAGCAAAGACGAAAGAAAAGAAATTTTTGGACGAGATGGATTTGCTAGCCGTATGCAATCTCAAATGACTAAAAAAATAATTGCTCAAGTTAAAATCAAAAATGGATTCAAAAATTTAGGTCAAACAAAACAAGGAAATAAATAATCTGAATATAGTCATTTAAATTATTAAGGAATACTTACAGATGAAGTAGGAATCCACGATATCAGTGACTGGATTACCTACTTTTTCTCTATTTGGAATCATTATTTCTTTTAGATCAACACCTGTTTCTTTCAACCAAGCATCATACATATCGTCTTTGGTCGCATTTCCTTTACCAGTTGCAAATTTCTTAATAACTGATGGAGAGTACACATCAAACGGTGTATCTGATTCCCAAAGTTTATGTTTTAATAAACCTGTGTTTTCTGCAACTTGAAATACACGACCAGTTGCGTTGAACGCATATCCCTCTATTGCTACAAAATCGAATTTGAAACAATGTTGAACCGCCCAATGAGATATCATCTCAAAGCGTTCTTCGTCTGATTTATGTTTTTTGGGTTGCAAAGTCCCATGAAACTCACCATGTTCACCAAATTTTTTTGCTAATTTCTTAACCGAAGTTAAATAATAGAATTGGCAATTTCGGAAATCCCACTTTTTGTTACTGATATGTGTGCATATTGCAGGAGATGTCATACTATAGTCAATGCCTGCTATCCGACTCATATCATATTTATTAATTGATTAAAACATTGTCAAGAGGAATCGTCCGACGGCAATTCCAATAGCAAAACCACCAACAATAGAAACCCCAGTTCCAATAAGTTCTCTAACACTACCTTCCATCCTTAATAATTTAATAATTCTGTTCCATCTCTTCATCATTCAATATCTCCAACTCTATCCAATTTAGGTATTTAGAAATTATAACTGCTGAACACTCCGTTATATCTTCACTACCTTTATAATTTCTTAATATTGTAAATGTGCTTATAATTCCAACTACGTATTTTTCACCTTCAAATTTAGTAAAAACCCCACCACCGCTATCACCGAACCAAACCGATATCGGTCGTGGGATGAATTTCATAACATTCGGTTGTTCTATTATCGTACCAAAATACCTGAATACACCACGTTTGCTGTATTTTTTATAACCAAACGAAAAACCCACTGTTGTTATGGGTTGGTGTCGTATCATCCATTCAGTACATCCGATTTTTGCGGGTTCATATTTCGAGTCACATTCTAAAAATATCAACCCGATATCTTCTAATAATACCCGACCCAATGCATCGCTGTAACTGGGGTGCAGCACCATCTTTTTAACAGCAATCCTTTCGTCACCAAAGTCTACTGATGTGATTGAATCATCATCTATACAATGACCTGCTGTTAGAACAACATTGGGTCGGATAAGTACACCACTACCAATCAACTCATCTTCTTCTGAATAAAGACTACAAACTGATGGATATGGGTCGTTGCCTTGCGTTACTCTACTGAACCATTTTCCCATTGGGTCGATGATTTCAGTAGTAGTAACTGGTGTATTTTCTTGTGGTGGTGGGACGGTAACTAAGTCGGACGTTCTTTTGACACATCCAACTAAACATATCAAAAGAACTGAGAGATATTTAGTTGTCCCTAACACATAATTATTTATAAGCCGCGGCACTTTCAAGAGCCGCTAAGTTATCTACCTCTTCTTTGGTAAATCTTCTACCCACTACCCAGAATAGTGTTTTTTCATTTTTTGTGTCGATGTTCTCTCTCATCCATAAATGTGCTTTACCTTCATAGATGTCATCCAACATAAAGTCATCGCTTATCTTTTCCCACACAGATTTTGAGTATGGGTACTTGGTTAAATACAACTCGTATTCAGGAAAATCAATGATTTCTTCAGGAAAGTTTTTGTACTTAAACCTGTCTAAGTGTGCATTAATTGCTTTTGTTCTATCACAAAATGCTACGCCTACAATGCGTTTCACTTTTTTATTGTACTTTTGTAGACCACGTATGATACCTGCAAATTGAATCCCACTCCCTACAGGTATTACTAAGTTATCCAATTCGTCAGGTATGTTTGCAACTTGGTCGGTTACACCATCAAAGATTGCTTCTGGATTTGATTCCAAAGAGATAGCAAATTTGATCAATTTATATCCCGTCTTAGAGATAACTTTCTTTTTTGCACCTGCATCGATAGCAGTAGTCATACCATGACCCGCAACAATTTGAATATCAGCACCATAAAATTTGGTCAATCTCATGATATGGTGGTTATAAAGTGTTTCAGGTTTAGTACCACCAACAGCAACCACACATTTGAATCCGTGTTCCTGTGCAACTTTTGCTATAATTGCTGATTGAGGACTATGGACAGAACTTGCTGTAACTACTCCACCATTATGGTTATCTCGAATATCATCATGGATTTCATCAAACAATTGTACTGCCTGACGTACCTTTCCACCATTTACGTGGTCTTTTCCAAATGGGGTGTATAAGTCGTCACGTTTGTAGAAAATATTATTACAATAATCAATAGGGGTAATATCCACATTTTATGTATTAGAGAATTTCTAAATAGTCAAGATACCCCTGCCGTAATATCAGGAAAGGGGTATCTCCGAAGGTCAGGAAGATATCTCCTTTGGACTCTTTTATAAGAACCCAAACACCTTCTAAAACCAAAAAACCCCCAAGAGAAATACCTTCCTGTAATTCGAAGACCCCTTCTGATATTGCCAGCAGGTATGGTAATCGATAATGGGACTGACGATGTACTGTCAGTCTGATATGAATAATATGGATTGACAGAAGCCCTTCGGCATGGTATAATACACATTTGGAAATAACATTCGAAACATATACAGGAGATATTCGAAACCATGACTAACAAAACGATCCAACGAAAAAATGACTTCCTTGAAGCAATGCGTCAAGCAGGTATGAGCCACGAAGTTGCTCGTCAAGACTTGCTTGATTTGTGTGCTTCAACTGGAATCTACAATGTAATCCCATCATGGATTACTCATGACAAATCCCGTCGCACTAGCAACAGGAATGTCTTTCTTATTCCTGAACTTGGAACTCCTGAAGCAGTTGCTCCTGCCCCTGAACAAGTAGTAGGTACTACCGAACAGACCGTTCAGGGTGCAGTTGAGCAACCACAACAAGATTTAGCAGTTGCATCCATGATTATGGGTATGACTGGTGGTGAGCGAGATACTCTCGTTCCTGAAAAAATCAGCACATACGTTCCATGGGGTAACTTCAAGGACGTTGAATCAATCGTGAAAGCACGTATTTTTTACCCTTGCTTCATTACTGGTCTTTCTGGTAATGGTAAGACTTTAATGGTTGAACAAGTTTGTGCTAAGCACAAACGTGAATGCTACCGAATCAATATCACCAAGCAAACTGACGAAGATGACTTGCTTGGTGGATTCCGCCTCATCAATGGTAACACTGCTTGGCAAGATGGCCCCGCAGTTAGTGCGATGAAAAATGGTGGTGTGTTGCTTCTTGACGAAGTTGATCTTGCATCTGACAACATCATGTGCTTGCAACCTATCCTTGAAGGTAAAGGTGTTTTCTTAAAGAAAATCGGACAGTGGGTAACACCTGCTGCAGGTTTCACAGTGATTGCTACTGCAAACACTAAGGGTAAAGGTTCTGATGACGGTCGATTCATCGGTACTAGAGTCATGAATGATGCATTCCTTGACCGATACCCTGTTACGTTTGAGCAAGAATACGCTCCTCAAAACACTGAAGCGAAGATTCTTCGCAAGGTGATGGAAACTCTCGATATCAACGATGACGATTTCGCAACTCATTTGACCAAATGGGCTGGAATCATCCGCAAGTCATTCTACGAAGGTGGAGTTGATGAAATAATCTCAACTCGCCGCCTCGTGGACATTGTGAAAGCACTCAAAATCTTTGGTAATGATAAGTCTAAAGCAATCGCAATGTGCCTTGCTCGGTTCGATGATGACACCAAGGAAGGATTCATGGATTTGTACGACAAAGTGGATGAAGACGTTGACATGCATGGTGCAGACAACGATACCACACCTGCTCCTGCAACAGCAACTGGAAACGAGTGTCCTTTCTAATGAATGAAGACCACGAAATTTTGACTGATTGTTGCGGTGCTCCATTTGTAGGAATCGGATACCCCGAATGTGATATATGCTCTGACTGTTACGAACATGCAGACGTTTCTAAACCTGAACCTAAACCTGAAGTCAAAGATTATTGTATTATCAATCACGAAACTGGATGTCAATATATGTTCAAACGATTCTCGAACGATGTGAAAGTATTGATTGACGATGGACACGGATGGCGGACGTATGATTCTGCTATGGTTGCAGGGAACTATGCAATCGAAATGGCCAGATTATTCTGGAACTCACTAATTAAACAAGGATTCACAACGAATTATGACTAACGAAACTATTCCAAAGAACCAA